TATTAGCAGGTGTATTAATATGATTGATAACAAGAAATATAAATGTTTAATATCGTTTGCTGATGAGACTTATAATCATATTGGAACCATTTATAAAGCCACTAATTGGATTCATGATGGCTATGTCAGTCCTTCTTATTGGTATGTTGATAATGATGGTCATGTGATGCATAAGAAGACTCTTTACAATCATGCAGTGTCATTGAAAATGACTGAAAGGGAATTCTCAATTTTATATGGTTATAAGAAGGTGATGGGTAAAAGAAAACACAGATATTTGTACTATCTGAAAAATGATGCCTAGGGTAAATATATAATATGAGTTTTGTCTTATTCGATAAATTAAGATTATTTTTCAAGAGTGGTAATGTATATGGTCATGAAAATTTGTTACAAAATCAGCCTGATTTTAATAGAGTGTTGCGTGATAATGGCGAGGTAAATTTTTCTGACCCCAATTTCTTATTAGAGCAGACTAATGTTCAAATTAATCGCTTAGAGCGTTATAAAGATTATGACCAAATGGATGAAGTTGGCGAAGTATCATTAGCATTGGATATGTATTGCTTGCATGGTAATACCAGAGTGCCACTATTGGATGGCACATGTCCAACAATTAAAGATCTAACTGCATTTGGTAAAAAGGAATTTTGGGTTTGTTCTTATGATGTTAAAAATGGTCAATATATATCAGCTAAGGCTTATAATCCTCATGTAAGTGGTAGAAATGCCAATATGGTTGAGGTTTTATTTGATGATGGTTTAACAATAAAATGTACTCCAAATCATAAATTTTTAACAGACTCTGGGTTTATAGAAGCTAGAAATTTATGCAATGGCCAATCAGTCATTTCGTTACATAGAAATGCCTCTGTTGGTAATCATAAAGTTTCATCTGTTGTTTCTTGTGAGGATGCTGAAGAAGTTTATGATTTATATGTAGAAAACCATCACAATTTTGCTGCAGGTGATGAAAAATCATGGGTGATAGTTCACAATAGTGATGAGGCATCATTAAGAGATCCAGAAAGAAACCATTCTGTTTTTGTTAAAACTGGTAGTGCTAGGTTAAAATTAGAAATTGAAGAGTTTTTATACGAGACTTGGAATGTTGATTCTCATGTTAGACCAATGACCCGATACTTGACAAAATATGGTGATTTACCTCTTGAGATAGTTCCTACTGTTAATAGAGATGGTGTTGCTCAAGTCAGACCAATGCAAGTTTATAACTTTACTAGAGTTGAAACTAAATATGGTGATTTGGTTGGTTTCTTCTTTCAAGAAGAAGGTGGAGAGCCAACATATTTACACCCATGGCAAGTTGCTCATATGAGGCTTACATCTTTTGAGCAAATATTTCATCCATACGGCAGGTCGATGTTAGATGGTGCTAGACGTGATTTCAGAAGATTAAGGTTAATGGAAGATGCTGCTTTGGTTTATCGTTTGTGTTTACGCGGTGATAGCAAAGTATGGGTTGCTGGTGGATATAAAGAAATTAAAGACATTGAAGTTGGGGATGAAGTATACTCGTATGCAACTGATGGAAGTTTGAAGAAAGCCACAGTCACCAATCATGAGTGTAATGGTGAAGATAGAATTTATAGGGTATTTTCTGAGCATAGAGAAATATATGCCAATTCTACTCATCCCATATTAGTTGAAGAGAGATTTTATAATAATTGTAAATGGAATAGTTATTTTAGATATGTTGACGTAAAAGATTTGAAAACTGCGGCAAACACTAGGCATAAAGAATACTGCCACAGGTTTTTGTTACCAAGTCTGGATAATGGCGATGAATTGGTTAAGCTTAAAGTTTCAAATAATGTTGATTTTAGTGGTGTTGCTGATCAAGAATTTGCAAGATTTTTTGGGTTTATGATTGGGTGTGGATTCATTTATGCCATTCATGGTCGTGAACACTGTACTGGATTTGTTGCTGGAGGTAATAATCATATAAATATTGAATATAAAAATATATTTAATAAGTATGTAAACGATTTGATAATAGACGCAAATCGTTCTAAATTTGGATCTTATCATACAACATCAATAGATTTTTGTAATTTTATGGTTAGAAATGGTTTTATTGTTAATAATGATATTAGGTCAGTACCTTCTTGGGTGTTTAAATCTCCACGATTTGTTCAAGAGTCGTTTATTGATGGCTATGTGGATGCCCACAATTATAGGCCTATTGATGGTAATTTAAATGAAGTTATTGAACTGGAAAGTTGTAGTAGATCGTTGATATATGACATCAAAGAGCTTCTACATAGGATTGGTTGGGATGTTGGGTTGGTTAAAGAAATAGATGATGGTGTTTTATATTCTTTATGTTTTAGAAAAGTTGAATCTTGTGACTCAGAGGTCATATTAGGAGTTGAAGAATTAGATAATGATTTGGTTTATGATATTAGCGTTGATAGTGATGAGCATAATTTTGTTGTTGATGGTGTTCCTGTTCATAATACTCGTGCTCCAGAGAAGAGAGTATTCAAGGTTCCTACTGGCAATTTACCACCGAAGGAACGTGAGCAGTACATTCAAATAATTGCTAGGAGATTTAAAAAGCACAAATTTATAGATCCAACATCTGGAGAGTTAAATGAAAGGTATGCCCCACACATTCAAGATGATGATTATTGGATACCTGTAACAAGTGATGGAAATGGCGTTGAAATTGAGACTTTACAAGGTGCTGAAAATTTGGATGCCATTGCTGACATAGAATATTTTAAAAAGAAGATGGTATCAGCATTAAAAATACCATTCCATAGGGTTGGACTAGGAGAATCAACTGGCGATCCCGGTAAATCGATAGCATCTCAGTCTCCTGAATTTGCTAAGGCTGTTCAGTGGATTCAGGATCAGATGATCGTTGGGATAAAAAAGATAGTTTTAGTTCATTTGGCATTGAAAAATTATTCAATAGATCAAATGAAAAATTTTGAAATATCAATGACATCGGCAAGTGCAATAGATGAATTATATCGCATTGAGACTTGGGCTAGCAGAGTTGATATAATGGGCGGGTTGAAGGATACTGGCATGTTTCCTGATGAGTGGATAGTCAGAAGATTTACTGATATGACCGAAGATGAGCTTGAATTAATGAATATCACTAAAAAGATTCAGCAATCTGGTGATGGTGAAGAAGAAGATGAAAAAGACTTTTTTGAATATAATGAATTTAATAAATATAAAAAAATGTTGCTTGAGCATCGTTCAAATAGTGTTAGTGACTTGCACAATAAGATCGAAGAGGACATCAATAGGCATGGACATCATGATAGCTTCCAAAAGATGATTAACGATAATGAATTTGATGGTTTTGGTGACGATCATTCATATTTGGAAGAAGAAGATGTCAAAGAGGCAAAAAATATAATAGAGGAAATACTGAAAGGCGAATTTGATGAGTCTGATTTACTTGTATAATATAATCAATGCTTAATGTTGATTATATTAAATGCAAAAATACTCTAAGAATGCAGGGGAATGCCTAATGTCTAAGTCTCAGCTAACTACTGCTCCCAAGAAGCACATTGATGCTAGAAAATTTTTGGGAAACATTAACAAAAAGGGATTTGCTGGCCAAATTCGTATGGCTGAAAGCAAACTACAAAAGCTAGCTGATGACACTGGTTCTAAGCTTCGCTTAGTGTCTTATTTTGGTGATAGTATTTATTTTGAAGATACTAGTAATAATGAGTATTATCAAGCTGACTTAGACAATAAGAGTCGTTCTATAAATAATATTAAATCCATTGTTGTCGAGGACAAAGATAAGGCCAAAGTATTTGATGAAGCATGTGATAATTTAATAAATTATATTGAAGAATCAATTGATGATGGTGATTATTCTAAGGCAGAACAAGTATTTGGGCGAATTGCCACTGGATATTGCACTCCTCGTGTAATTCCGGAGTGTGGTCGTGTTCGTACTCGTGATGGTAGCATTCACAATATTAAAGTAGCTGATTCATTAATACCTGAGGAATATCGTCCAGAAGTTGTAAAGACACTAAAACAAGCAATTAAGAGTTCTAATGTTGTAATCAAAGAAGGCTCACTTTCAGTTGGTGATGAAAAAGTCAACATACCAATCAATGAGACAACAAGACGCATTTCAGTTGCCAGGAGCATGAAATCAGTAGCTGAGAATGCTCATAATAGTGATAATTTTAATAGGTTGATTAAGACTGTCGCTGGTCATGTGTCTAACAATGGTATGAAAGATGCCGTTGGCATCTTGAAGACTTTCTTATCTGAGGAACAAGAATTTACACTCCTTGATAAACAAGGTGTTTATACATTAATTGAAAATACCTTATATCGTCAGGGTGTATTCAATTATCATACAATGCGCAATACTGCTTTGCTATTTTGGGAAACAAACTGTTATTTAAATAAAAATGATATTATCAAGGAATGGTCAACTGCTGCTAGTAAATGTGGCAATAAGCAATTGGCTGAGAATATCGGTATTTTAAAGAATGCTGCTGGCAAATCACCTGTAGTATTCTCTGATGCTGTTGACAAGTTTAATCAGAGCATCTTTAATGAAGATCGCTCGACACGAACAGTTAAAGCTCGCGCGTATTTAAATATGCTTAAAATGTTGAATAATGTTGTTACTGGATCTGACGCTGATGAGGCTGTTAAGGGTGCTGTTGATGATTTAATCTTGCGTCTTGAAAGTGACATTGAAGATGTTGATGACGCCACCTTATTTGAAGTAGAAGATTTGTTAGCTACTGTAAGTACTGATTTGATAAATGATACATCAACATTATCTGATTTTAATGCAACTCCAGAGCCTTTTAATGTTGATACTTTTGGGTCTGATGAAGATGTGGGTGATTTCGAAGGAGATATGGGTGACGCTGGTGATATGGGTGACATTGGTGGTGGTGTTGATGCAGAAGCAGACGAAGCTATAGATGACGCGGAAGCTGCTGCTGGTGATGATGAAGAAGAGGAAGAAGAATTAGATGATGATGATCTTCAACTTGATCATCTGGTCAATAAGTCTAAGCCTATCAATGAGATGGAAAAAAGTGATATCAAAGCTGTATTGGAAGCTTTGAAAAAGATCAAACCAGAAGTTGTTGAGGTTGACGGTGAGTTTAAAAAGATGCTTAAGAGTGGTTTAACTGAAAGCCATATATCATTTGTTCGTAAGGTTATGGATCATTCTAAGAGCATAGATAATGATTTATATGAGGGATTAACTTCTTCTTATTATGATTTAGTTATTGCTGAAAATGATAGTGAAGTTGAATCTGATATCTATGATTTTGGTGGAAATGGTGATATAGATATCAATGAAGATTATACTGGCATTAATGAAAATGATGCTTTAGATAAAGGTGGTAAGGATGAGGCTGGTTTAGATGGTTCTGCTGATAATGGCATTGATGCTGCCAGTTTATCTGATAAAGATGAAGTTGTTGATGAGGGATTCAAAAAGAATCTTGAAGGTGATGAAGAAGGTGATTTAGATGGTGATCATGATGACAATCATGTTGACGAGTCGATCGCTGTTGTTTCTGCTGATAATGATGAGAAACTTTTAGACATGATTGACAAAGTTCTTGGAAATACTGATGCTGACAATGTAGATGATGCTGATGATGCAGAGACAGATGGTGACGATGATACTGATGGTGACACTGGTGGTGGTGACACAGATGATGACAACATGATTGTTGATGGTAGTGATGAGTATAGTGGCGAGGCAGATCCTGATCAGGATGGTATTCCCATTTGGAAAGATGAAGATGATCAGAACATGAAGGAAGACAATAATATAACTGATCCATCACATTCTGAGTTTGATAGCGAGGGGACTGCTGATAAGCATGGTGATGGCACTAAGATAAATGACAAGCCCAAATTCTCTGATAAAGATTATGATGGCACATCGGGAGCAAAAACTGGCAAGGATAATCCTGGGTCTGGCCATCCAACATCTGGGAAGTGAGATAGTATATCATGACCGATCGTAATTTAATGTGTGAAGGAAATTTAATGCATTCTGCCACAACAACTAGTGGTAGGGTTATTCGTGATTATTCAACTTTTAAATTAACTAAGGCTCCTGAAGTTGTTACTGAGCGTGTTAATGGAAATACTAAGAAATTTACTCGTCTTACTGGTTTGATTCAAAAAGCTGATACGCCAAACGAAAATGGTCGTGTATACCCCACAGAGGTAATGAGGGAGGCTATAGAAGCTCTTAGAGAGCCAATTGAACAGAGAATGGTTTTGGGTGAGCTAGATCACCCAGATGATGCTAAGATACATACCGAAAATGCTTGTTTATTGTTAACCAAAATATGGATGGAAGGAAAGGATGTATATGGTCAATTTGAAATATTAGAGGGCATGCCTAAAGGGCAGATGTTAAAGTCATTGATGGATCAAGGTGTAACTATCTGCATAAGTAGTCGTGGTGTTGGAGATATGGAAATTGATTTGATGGAAGATGGCTCTGAAGTCAATAAAGTTCTTCCTGGATTTAGGTTTGTGTGTTTTGATGCAGTAAATGAGCCTTCTGTTAAGGGAACTAAATTAAATGTTATGGAAAGTAAACAGCGTCGTGAAATTAATAAAAGACGCAAGATTACTGAAAATAGGTTGATTGATGCTATGAAAAGTTATTTGAATTAATTTGCCTGTTTCTTGTATATTAACTTACACAATTGAGAATCATTCTGGCATATGTAGGTAATTTATATCTTTTATGGTCATAAATAAAAGATATAAAAACTGTTTGGTTCATGCAAAAATAACTAAAGACAACATTGGAGAACAATATGTCAGAACGTCTTGCTATTCTTAAAGCTCTTAATGAAGAGTTAGGCATGGAAAAAGCTCCTGGTGACGGGGTACAAGATCGTAATATTGATAACGATCTAAAATTTTCAAATAATGAAAAGGAAAAAGGATTTAAACTGTCTGGCGATGGTAAGACAGTTGGCGGAAGTTCTGGTGGTGTTACTGAGAGTGCTATATCTAAGGCAGACGGCACTGGTGTTGCTAAACGCAGCCCGCATCAAGTTAGTGGCACAGATGCCACAGGCGCACCGACTAATAATGGCGCAGAAGATGGCCATGGTTGTGCTGTTGATCGTGCTGATGGATCTGCGGTTGCAAGTTCTAAAGCTAAGAAATCGGATGGTAAGTCATCTAGCGGTGGCATAAGCGCCAAAGCTGTGTCTAAGGCACGAGGAAGTGGTGTCGCTTCAAGAGATGGTGGTACTGATGGGATGGAAAAACATGTGAGAGAAAATCGTAAAATCATAGAATTACCACATGATACAATGGTTGAGGCCGATGACGGAACTATTAAAACATTATCTAAGGGAACTAAAATTATTATAGGTGAAGATGGAATGGGAATGGGATTGGGATATGATGATACAAATAATATGGATTATGATGACACAAATAGTATGGATTATCAAAGTGATGCAGATTATGAAAATGGTATGAGTGATTGTATTGATGATGATTCGATAGCAAAAATTGTAACTGCTGTTGTTCAGGCTTTAAATGGTTCTGGAAGTTATGATTATGCAATGGAAGGCAAAGAAATACTGCCTGAATGTTTGGTAGAAGATGTTAAGAAGATTCTTGGTGAGGGTAAGCCATGGGAAGATGATGAAGATCCACATGCTGCTGCCTTAGGTAGGAAAGATGATGATGAGCAGGATACTGCTGGGCCTGAGGATGATGAAGATCCACATGCTGCTGCCTTAGCTCGTAAAGAGAGTAGGGATAATAGATTTGGAAGAACCATAAAAGAGCGTGGTTCATATTGTGAAGATGAAGAAGAAGCTGATGGTATTGATGCTATAGGGGATGATAGCACTGATGAATCTAGTCCTAATTATATAGCAGCTTTAATTGATGATGTTCAAGATGATTTTGATAATTTAAAAGGTGCTTTAGGATTTGATGACGATGATGAAGAATACGACGATGACGATGAAGAAGATGTTGATTTAGAAGGAGATGGGGAAGAAGACGAAGAAAAAGCTGATGTAGATAATTTGTTCTAAAATAGGCCTACAATTTTATAATTCAGTTGAACCACACATTAGTTGTGTGGTTCAATGTTATCGGGAGAGCTTAATGCCAAAATCAAAAAAAGCCAAAAAGATAATGAAAGATTTTAAAGATCAGTATGGTGAAGAAGAAGGTGAAAAAGTCTATCATGCGACTGCCAACAAACAAAATAGGGATCCCGATACATTTAAAAAAGAATCTTTAAGATTAGTTGATGATGTAATTATTGAATATGATGGCAAAATGATTACATTACAGTCTGGATCATTGTTTGAAACTGTTGGATCTGGTGCTATAGCATTGATCCCAGCGCCATTAGAAGATGAAGAGGAAGATGAAGAGGTCGAAGAAGCTTCTAATTCTCAATTGTCTAATCTTCAGCAGGACCATTAATAATAGCATAATTTAAGTCATTGGTATAAATAAAATCTTTATAATAATGTTCAATAAATAATTCTTTTTCTTTAGAATAATTATAGTCAAATAGATATTTATTTTTAATAAGTGCATCAAATTCATATGGTGGAACAGCATGTCCAATTATATGTTCAATATTTAATTTTGATAATTTATTTTTAAGTTTATTGTTTTTTTGGTGCAAGCGTACTCTACTTCCTAAAACTTTACCACGATATTTTGGGTCCCGCCATTTTTCTTTTAGTCCTTCGCTTACCATTTTTCGATAGTTAGAATTTAACCAGTTGTTTTTACTTCTTTGTTTGGCTTTTTGTAAATTATCATGATTAGAATAATATTTTTTTACGCTTTTGCTTATTTGATCTGCATTTTTTATATTATTTAAGATAGCTTTTTGGCTCATTCTTTCCTTAACATTTGGATCTGATAACGATTTTATTGATAATTGTCTTTGTTTGTTTTTGTAGCTTTCTGATTGTGTTCGTATTCGTATTTTGCATTTGCGACATATAAAAGTTTCACAGTCGTGGTTGTTAAACCATGATTTTTTAAACTCATAGTCAGTATTGCATTTGTTGCATGTTACTTTTGGCATTTATAAATATATTTACTTCGATTATTAATGTTGTTTGTTGCGTATTAATATGAATAGTAACAAATATATATATAAGGAACTACTAGTATTAGGGTGTGGTAAATCACGAGTACCTTAATGCTGAACTTACTTTAAGGAACAATCATGAATAAGAAGCCCGTTTCTGGTTTAGATAAAATTGCTTCGATTCTTAAGCAAATGGGTATTTCTGAAGAAGCATCTAAAGAATTTATTGGTGTTTGTGAATCGTGGCATAAGCAAGAGAAGGATAAACTTCAAGAGGAATATAAAGTTCGTCTAGAAAGAGCTAAGAAGTTATGCGTTGAAGAAGTAGAAGCTCATAAGGCAAATCTTTCTCGTGGTGTGAAGGTATTCCTTGAAAATCAGGGTAACTTAATCCGCAAAGCTTCTGAAAAGAATGCGGCTATTGCCGAGTCTGAGGCTGTCAACAAGCTTAAGCAAGTAATGAACTTGCTAAACGGCCTTGATGTTGACAGCGCTTCTAATGCACAGGCTCTGCAGGCTGAGAGTAAGAAGAATGCTGAATTGGTTAGCAAGGTTGCTGCCTTAACAGAATCTCTTAACAAAGAGAAAGCTAAGTCAGCTAAGTTTAGTGAGCTTTCTGAAAAGACTATGGAACGCCAGCGTATATTGGAGAGCAAGATCACTAAGCAAACCAAGCTGCTCACTGAGGCTCGTGATCAAATTGCGAAGTCTGGTAGCGGTAAAGCCAGTACTACCATTAGCGAACGCAAAGTCCGCCCTTCCAAGGGCAGATCAATGCGAAAAGTTAGTGAAAGCAATGTCGGAAATAGCAGGAAGCCAAGTGGCACTGATCCTGAGATTGAAGCCATTGTTGAATCTATGGGTGAATAACCTTACTCTCTAGTCAAAAAGGAACAAGGCAATGAAAACCAAACCAAACCATCGTCAAGCGACTTTAATTGCTGAGGCAAAATCCAACAAGCAGGTAAATCGTTGGGCCAAAGTCATCAACAAGATGCCTGAGGTCAAGTCCAAGTCTAAGATGTCATTAATGGCAGCTATCTTGGAAAACCAGCATACTCACATGATCGGTGATGGTAAGCCTCAGAGCAGCTTACTTACTGAGAATTCTCAGGCCGTGTCGACTGGCAATATTGCTGACTTTACCCGTTTTGCTCTGCCTCTTCTTCGCAAGAGCTATCCTAAGCTGATATCTGACAACTTGGTCGGTGTTCAGCCTATGAGCCAGCCTGCTAGCTTGCTCTTCTACATCCGTTATCGTTACGCCTTAGCCAAGGGTCAGACTGCTGCTGGTACGCAGATCATGCGTCAGAACACCAGTCAGTCTTTCTCTCGTCAGAACGGTTGGGCTCTTGATCCGTACTACAGCAGCCAGACTGTTAAGGATGAGTCTCTGACAATTGCTGGTGGTGTGATCAGTGGTAACCTCGTTCACAAGCCGATTCTTGCTGGCACTGTCGTGGTTAACGTCTTTGCTGAGGATACCGATAGCTGTGATACTCCTGATCCGTTGCTTCAGGTAACATTCGATGCTAGTGGTACTCCTGATGTGGTTGTTCAGTCCGATGATGTGACCACTGCTTTGAGTGTTGATACTGGTAGTTCCAGTTTCAACAATGATTCTGGTGATGTCACTGTCACTCTTACAGGTGGTAGTCTTCCTGCTGGCGCTTTTGCTACAGTAGATTATGAATTCGATCTGGAAAATAACCCATTCCAGCCAGAAGTTACTCTCAGCATCGATAGTGATAGTGTTTCTGCTATCACCCGTAAGTTGAAGACTTCTTGGAGTCTCGAAGCTGCTCAGGATCTCAAGTCGGTGCACAATATCGATGCCGAGGCTACCCTGACAGATCTGCTTGGCGACGAGATTGTTGCTGAGATCGATCGTGAAATCATCAACGACCTTATCATCGCTTCCAGCATTCGTGCAACTCACAACTTCGCAACTGCGGCTGGTGCTTCTGTGAACTTCGTGGACCGCAACATCGCGTTGCTCTACAAGACTCTGGAAGTTGCCAATGTCATCCACCGTACCACTCTGCGTGGTCCGGCCAACTGGATGGTAACCAGCGCTGATATTGCTTCCAAGTTTGAGCAACTCAATGACTTCCGTGGCAGCGATGCTCTTGCTACTGATGGTATCGACATTGGTATTACCAATGCTGGTTCTATCCAGGGTAAGATGAAGCTTTACAAGGATCCGCTCTTTCCGAACTGTAAGATCTTAATGGGCTTCAAGGGTAATAGCGCTCTGGATTCTGGCTACTTCTACGCCCCGTACATTCCGCTGCTTAGCACCCCGACTGTACTTGATCCTAATAGTTTCACTCCGAATAAAGGCGTGATGACGAGGTACGGCAAAAAACTTATCGAGGATGGCGGTCTGTTTTACGCGACAATCAATGTTAGCAACTTGTAGTAATAGCATGAAAAAACCCCGAAGTAATATTCGGGGTTTTTTCATGCTTTGTATATGCAAATTGTAAATTATTGTACTTTTTATGTTGTCATGATTAGTTATAGACACTTGTAATTGCTATTTACGGTTTGCAATGCTGGTGCTCTTGTGTATTGACTGTGTTGCAAATTGTAAATAATGTTTATAAATTCTGTTTGTAGTTAAAAGTGTTGTTAGTGGTTAAATGTGCATTACAAATTGTAAATATATTGACAAATGATAAAATTCTGATAAAGTACATTTATGATAGACTGGGAAAAATCGAAGAGTTTATTTGGGACTGAAGAGAGTAATCTGACCAAAAAGTCGAGATTGTGGTTTAAGTGTGCCAATTGCGGTAAAGAGTATGCAATGGCATACAAAACTGTGATGGAAAGAAAAAGGTGCAAGCGGAACAAGTGTAAATTTTGTGCTAACAGGGTTTTAACGGATCAACAAAGAGAAGAAAGAACTAGTGGGTATTACACAAAGAAATCGAGGGATAAATCAGGCCGAAAGGAGCTGTATAAAATTTGGTTAAATAAAAAAGAAGGTGATATCGAGTTATTTGTTAAAAGTAAAGTATATTCTTCCCTAAATGAAGACAAAAGAACAAATAGGATTGGCAACATCACTACAGACTTCATCATGGGAATGTTGGAAGCTCAGTCGTGGAGATGTAAGTTATCCAATATCAATCTTTTACATAGAAGATCACTAAATAGCCTGTCAATAGATAGGATAAGTAATGATAGTGGGCATACTAAGGGTAACGTCCAGTTGATTTGTCGTGGTTTGAATATTGCAAAAAACAAGCATACAAATGATGACATAATCCAGTTTTTGAACTGTTTGTGTAAAGTTGATAAGTTTATAACTGAAAGGTTTTCTAGGGATTACCTTTCAGTTATAAAAAGGAATAGTCAACAGAGAGATAAATCAAAAAATCTTGATAATAATTTAACAACTAATGGAATCATAAAAATTTTTGAAAGGCAAAATGGGTTGTGTTCTATAACAGGTCTACCAATGGCATGTTATCAACATCCATGTTTTAGTTGTTCTATAGACCGCCTAAATAATGATTTGGGCCATACTGAAGACAACGTTCATCTTGTTCTTAAATGTATCAATAGAGCTAAATCTAAGTTTGCTGTTGATCAAGTGATCAAATGGCTAAATGACATCAAGGAATGCTATGGAAAATCTAGTTGAAGATTATAAAAAAATGAGTTTACGTCAGATGGCTGAAAAATATGGAGTTTCAGCCATGACTATAAAAAAGAGGCTTAATAAATTAGGTGTTGATACTAGTTATAAGAAGTCTATGCGCCCACCTTTGTTAAATGACAAAAGTCTATTAAAAAAACAAATTGATGATGGCAAATCTTTTAGTGATATAGCCAAGTCAGTTGGAGTTGATAAAAGAACCGTTGAAGCTGCATTGAATAGAAAAAATGAAGAAGAGATTTATTATTATAATTGGAGAAAGCATTTTAAATCCAGTCAACAGTGCAGTAAGTGGCTGTTGAAATTTGGGTTTAAACACCCAAGATATGATGACAGTGAGTTAGTTAAGTTTTTGCATAACATGTTAAAAGTTGAACCGACGTTTAATGCTAATCATAACAGCCAACACACAACCAATTTTATCAAGAATTTTTCTGAACATTTTTATTATTCAACGCATAAAGGATACAATTGTGTTCCAGATGCTTGGAGCAAAGGGAATAATATTGTTCTAAAAAAAGCAGTCAAAATGATGTGGGAGCACAATAAAAATTGTAATATTTTTAATTTGATAAACGTAATAGCGCGGCATTTTAGAGATTTCGCTACTGTGTCTATCTTCAAACCATGGGTTGCATCATATATCTACAATAAGTATCTCCCAAATGGTGGTGTCGTTGTCGATCCCTGCATGGGTTGGGGCGGTAGGTTGCTTGGATGTCTGGAGAAAAACATTAGTTATCATGGGTATGATTTAAATCCCAACGCGATAGAGTCACACCGTAATTTAAGGAAATTTTTGGGTGGTAGACTTGGTGAAGTCTCATTCACTAATGCAGACTCATCTTTGATAGAATTCCCAAAGTGTGATCTGGTGTTTACATCTCCACCATACGACGATACCGAGCATTACCATGGAATTGACTCTAGTAAGACTATTACTAAACCCATACTGAACAACATATTTGGTAGTGACAATAGATTGATCGTTTTGAATTTGCCAAAAAGGCAAGAAGATTTATGCCATGCTTGTGCGGTTGAGCATGGGTATCGTTTACAAGAAAGATTGGAAATGAAAACTGCCTCGTTTATGGGTCGTGAAAAAACTCATGAACCCATACTGGTATACCGCAAATAGGCCACTTGCCAATAAGATTTAGCAGCCATGGTTGGTTTTCTTCCAGGGCGCTGTTGTATTTGGTTAATGTATTATGACAAGATATACAAAGAAACTTATTGATGACATGGTTAGATAAGAAACTAATTGGCAAATCTATAAAAGTTGTTACAATGTGTGCATGGCTAGATTAAGACAACCACTAGAAGACCAATTTACAGATGATCAGAAGAAAGAGATTATCGACGATTATGAAAATGGAATGACACAAGAAGAGATTGGTAAGAAATTTGGTTTACCACGTCGATCTGTTATGAAGTTGTTAAAGAGGCTTGGAATTGAAACACGTAATAACATAGAAGCACAGAAGTCAAGATTTGATACAGATTTTGTTGATAAAGTTAAAGAACTGCGAACTAAGGGAAATACTTTGCAGCAAATTGCTGATCTAACTAATAGGTCTACTTCTGCAGTTGCTAGAGTTTGTCAGAAATTTAAAATTGATGAGGCACCAAAAATCAATGTTGATGAAAAATTGGTATGTGATGATTACCAGTTTATGTCTTTAAATAAATTATCTGACAAGTTTAATATTAGTAGTCATGTTGTTAAACAAATATTATTGAAAAATAATATAAAAATTAGAGATCCAGTTATGAGTGGTGGAAGGACTATTAAAATATCGGAAATAGTTTTACCTCATTTTGAAGATACTTATGATTGGTGGAAAGACGCATATGATGCTTATGGAATGTCTTCCATAGCTAAATTTTTAGGCAGATCTATTGGTTTTGTATCTCATAAATTGAAAAATTATTGTATAGATATTAAAACTATTTCTGATAGGCAAACAGAATTTGACAAGGATGAATTAGTTAAAGCTTATAAGCATCATGGTAGCATGTCTAAAGTGGCAAAAAGATTTAATTGTACTATCACAACTGTTTCTAATGCGCTTAGTGCTCATGAAATAATTCCTACGACTGCTTCTGAAATGTTTTGTGGTGAAGGTAACCATTTTTATGGGAAAGAACATTCCAAAGATATTAAGGAGTATTGCAAAGAGATAGGAACAAAATCTGGCAAACAATTTTGGATTGATCATCCAGAGTATGTGGAAGTTGTTAAAGAGAAGCAGAGAAAATATTGGTCTGATATTACCAAAAGATATGAAGCAAATTATGATCTGCAGAATAATTAAAGCGTGGCACAATTGGCGTCTTACTAAGCTATCCCGCAGGCGCTTAGTTGTTCGAGCTGATGTTGAAACTATAGAAAGAGTTATGGATAGATCTGGGGCCTATGGGATATGGGCCTATGGAGATACTCTGCGGCGACGCACACGTGAGTTGGCTTCGATCGATCACAAGATTAGCAAATTGACTGAGTTATGATGGCACAAACAATTTGATAAAGTCCAGCCAATACAAGGAAAGACAATGCCTAAAAAAGATAGACTCAATTTCCGAGTTCGTCCAGAACTCAAAACATTGTTAGAGAGGGCAGCTGCGATTAAGGGGATCACAGTAAGTGAATTCGCTTTGAGTACACTAGGTGCCACTGCTGAGGATGTAATTAAGCAGCATGAAACGCTTGTGATCACAGAGAAGGACCGTGAGGTTTTTATGTCTGTGCTATCTGATGATAGCCCATTACCTAAATCATGGAATGGTGAATTAGATATCTAATTGTGAGTGTGCTTGTTGGTTGCTGCAAAGATATCAATCGCTGATGAATAAACATGGCGTATCTGTCGTAGCAGGAAAATTGATAAATATACGGTGTTAGTGTCCTACAATTGATTTGCAAGCAATTAAATTTATTAATGATTGGAACGCAGAGGATAGACAATGACTAGTAAGTTTGATGAACTTAGGTCAAAAGGTTTAATTAAAGATTATCCTAGATTCCTTAAAAGTAATGTTCATTATGAGACGATAATGGGCTCGGTTGCTTATGGAGTAAATGAAGATGCCAGTGATTTTGATGTTTATGGATTTGCTATTCCACCAAATAACATTCTCTTTCCACACTTAGATGGGTTCATTCCTGGATTTGGTGCACAACCGCCTAAATTCGACCAGTTTCAGAAGCATCACTTATTAGATAAAGATGCAGAGGGAGGAAAGGGACGTGAATACGATCTTACTATTTATAATATTGTAAAGTACTTCGATTTGTGCATGGGTTGCAATCCTAATATGGTTGACAGTTTGTTTACGCCAAGACGCTGTGTGTTACATTCAACATCAATAGGTGAATTGGTTAGGGACAATCGTAAATTGTTCTTATCCAAATTATGTTGGCATAAGTTTAAGGGTTATGCTTATAGCCAAATGCATAAGATGAAGAGTCAGACCCGTATGGGCAAGCGTGCTGTGATGGTCGAAAAATATGGTTATGATCTTAAGTTTGCATATCACATAGTTCGGTTAATGGGTGAAGTACATCAGATATTAGAAGAAGGTGATTTGGATCTTGAGCGGAATCGCGAACAACTTAAGTCTATTCGTCGTGGAGAGTGGAAGATAGAGGAAATTGAAGCTCATTTTCAGCGGGAAGAGGATGGGTTGGAAGATCTCTATAAGAAAAGCTCGCTGCCAAACAAACCACGTGAAGCGGAGATTAAAGATTTGTTGGTTTATTGTTTGGAATTAGCATTAGATGGAATAGACAAGGCAATAAATATTCCAGACAAAACCGTCAGAGCGCTGCAAGAAGTACGTTCTATTTGCGATAAAGCTCTTGGCTAGTAGACCCATAATTAATTTTAATAATAGTGAGGTGTACAAGGTTTTGTTCGCATAATATGCAAATTTGTTGAGTAATTTCGTTCATACGTCGCGAGAAGGTTTACTAATCAATACTGGTGTGTATAAAGTAGATGTCCGATTAGACAAATATAAAATAATCATCTAATCGGACATCAACAAACACAAACACAAGTAGAGGTTGTGAGTTAAATGTCTAATATTAATAGTGAAGCACTTGATAGAATGAAGTATTTCTTCATGAAAACTGATGGAACTTATGAATTTCCAAATTCTTTGGAAGGTGATTTATTAAAAATATGTAAAAGAGAAATTGAAGCTAAAAATTCTTCAGACAATGATAAAAAACAGCAATCTTTAGAGAGAGCTAAATATTTGTTGGAGTCATTAGATACGTATCGTAAGTCGATCAATGATCATTCTTATAATCATGCGGAAGTGTGTATGTTAATTGGCCATCCATCTAAGATGGGTTTACCTCAATTCGATGATTTGAATAGGATTTGTCGCGACTTAATTCAATCACTAGAAAGTGATTGAATAATCACATTGTTTGTGTGTATATTAATGTTAGCCCAACACTTTTATGGTTTAGTATTAAAACGATGTTTTTACTAATTGCTGAATCATAACCATCAAGCATTTCTGGATTGTTATAATAAGTCTTTATTTTTGATATTTTCACAAATGCTGGATTATTTATATTAAATTTAAAATGCAATATGGTTCTGTTTTTATTTTCTTTTCTATAGTTAATTGCCATATTTTTATCAGTAAACATTATTATTGGTTTGTTGTTGTCTATTTTTGTTATTCCGTCAATACTTACGTGCCATCCTTCTTTTGGTATATTAATGCTGGATAATTTCATATTAGATATTTGATATTGGCCATTTACTATTATCCTTGTTGTTATATGAATACAGAAATAACGTCGGATGGTTGTTAATAATAAAGAGCAAATGAGAACTTTCGAGATAATACAAAGCATATTAAATAAATACAAAGAGTCACTTGACTGTCAGATTTGTCTTGTTGATATAGTTGAGACACCTGATGGCATTAAGAGAGAAAGTTGTGTATCTGGTATTGAATATGAATGGATAGACGATTATGGTGTTGAATCATCTGCATGTCCCGACTGTGGCTATGTATATGTTGAATTAGAATCTGGACATTATGGTAAGTTTGAATATCAATGTAAAGGTGTGAAACAATGAATACAGAATTTGTTGATAGTGCAATAACTAGGGCAGGGCCTAGATCTCTTAGTTGTCAAGAAGTTCCACAATTAATCATTCAAGGGCACGACACTAAAATATGTGGTCCTGTTTGTGCAGCAATGGCCTTGTATTGTTTTCCTACTGATATCCTCGCACGAATGAATTCTACTGGAGGATCTACACGAACTAAACAATTGGTTAGTGTTCTCAAAGAGTACTATGGTAATGTAGACGATAAACTGGTTAAATTTGATGGCCTATTAAATAAATGTGCAATACTTAAAGTCATTATTAAAAATCGTAAGGTGGGCCATTGGGTATTGTTGTGGAAAAATGGATTTATTTATGATCCTAGCTGGGGTTGTTTTCTTTTTAGTGAATGGAAGCGTTCTGTAGTTACTTATGGGTGGAGAATCACTTCTAGTTTGGGATTTTGTTGACAAGTAATATATGTATTTAAATGTGTGGAGGCATAACATGACCGATAGAAAAAAATTTCTTACTATTTCTATGATCACTGATGATGATTGTGGGATGTACCAAATTGGAGAATTAGATGGCGGATTTGATGAACAAATGTTGGGCCAATACTTGGAAAGACATGAAATAGACGGATTTAATGAGTTATGTAGAAAGATGTGTTTTTTGCAAATGCAAATATGCAACTCATGGAGACGCCATAATTCTAAACAATGTGGCGTTAGTGCTAGCGGGTCAGCTTGATGGATAGCAAAGAAAGATCTATAGAAGAGATTCTTAATGAATCATTAGAAAAATATGGTGTAAGCGTTGATTGTTCATGCTTAGAAGCCATTCATCATGCAATGTCTGAATATGCTAATCAAGAAAAATCGATATATAATGATGAATTACATGCAGCATTTAATATAATAAATTCAATTGTTAATTCGCAGAGTAGTAAAGAGATGATGCAAATAAGAGATGACATAAGGGAGGCAGCATCGTGATCATGATTAAAGGTATTATGGCGGTTGATGAGGATTTTGGTATTGGTATGAATGATGGCAAAATTCCATGGCACATTAAAGAGGATATGTGGCATTTTAAAAAACGAACCGAAAATAGTGTGGTTGTAATGGGTAGAAAGACTTGGGACTCTATACCGGAAAAGTTTAAACCATTACCAAACAGGTCAAATATTATTCTATCAAAGACTATGTTAAATAGCGATTTACCAACTCATGATTGTGATCATTTTGTTAAAATATGTCGTGATGTTTGTGATGTTTTGAGTATGTTTTCTACTTCGCATGTAGATTATTATATAATGGGCGGTAAACAAATATATAATTGTTTTTCTCCTTATATTAACCATTGGGTCATCACTTTTATTAAAGGCAATTATAATTGTGAAGTGTCAATGGATGGAGATTTTTTAAATAATTCATTTATTCTTGATAGCCTTGCTTATTTGACAGATAATGCGGTGGTTGTAGATCTTATTAAATATTTAAAGTGATTATTATGAGTGTTTTATTAACGCTGATTGGGGGCAGTTGTGTTGCAAAATAGAGATAAATCTATTGATGATTTTAAAAATAGTGCATATCAAATTTTAACCAATGTTGGAATGGTTCCATCAAAGATTAATAGTATAGTCGATGGTCTTTTGACTTATTATTGTGGTGATAATAGGTATTACCATAATGAATTTCATATAAATTATATGCTTGAAAATATGCGTACCGCTGGGTGGGAAAGCAATGCTTTATCATTTGCTATTTTATTTCATGATATTTTCTATATCCCATGTTCTGCGTATAGAGTCAATGAAAGAATTAGTGCAGATTTAGCTGTTAGAGAGTTAAGTGATTGCTTATATTGTGACAGTATTGAGGCTGAATCTATTTATAATATGATTTTGGCAACGTCTGATTTTATGGAATCATGCCATAATAATATTAATTGCCAAATGATTTGTGATCTAGATCTGTCATCATTGGCTAGAACTGTGTATGAAGATTTTGTTTTACAGCAGACTGACATTATTATGGAAATGGGATTAGATAGTAGTAATTTAGATAAGTCAGCTAAATTTCTTAAGCTTCTATGTGATAGTCGTGGTGATGATCTATTTTATACTGAGTATGCCAAAGATAATTGGATGACTAAGGCTAAGAGCAATATTAACGTTTTTTATAATGATTACAATAGATAATTATTTTAAATATGTATGACGACTGCCACTAATTATTGATGAATGATGAACAACGTTACCAAGAGCCAAGTGCTATCAATAATTTGGTTCTATACATCGATGGCAGCGATGGTATTAGATATTATTTATGCTATGACGATAATAATAACATTGTTGTTCGTGGTGGCGCTAGTTCATTTATGGCCACTCTAGAATATGTTGTGGCTAATGGTCTTTTACATGCTATGACTGACTACGGTAAAATTCTAGACCACCAGATTGCTCGTGACGCCTGGCGCAAATTCAGGGATTACTGTGGCATATACGATGAAATTCCTATTGGCAAATATATTGCATGGTTGGATTCTTAAATTATCTGTTGTACGAAAACATTGCTGATGATTCTGAAAAATTAGTTGATAGATTGCGTAAAGTGCATGGTGTCTCAGCCGCAGAAATAAGCCAGATATATAGAGATGCTGAGCGAAATGTTCAAAAATTTTATCAATTATTATTGCAGAAGAATAAGGAACTAGAAGCTGGTGATATTAATGATAAAGCAGGAGAAACCCCAGAGTTTACAATAGGTGGTAAAAAACCTATTTCATTAGATTCTGAAATCGAAGATGAGGATAGGGATGACAAGCTCAAAGATGAGTCTGTTGCGGAGGTTCTTAAATATCTAGTTAAGTACTTTCATAGCAGGGATCGCGTTAGGGTGCTTGCTGCTAGATTCCGTATTGATCCGGACATATATGAAGCAGCCGGTTTAGGGCATTTACCTGATAATTATACTGATGAAGATGTTTGGAACACAATGAATCGTAGTGGTAAGGGTCGTAAACCGTTTAATAATTCAATTTGGCAGCCTTTATATATAAGAACATTTGAACATATTAAGCATAAAATGCCTGAAGAAGTTAGAGACAAAATTGCTGATATAGTTCAATCTAAAAAGGATATTACTTACCCTATAAAGACTTATCATGCTCCAAATGATCCAGTTGGTCATGCTTTTGAAGGTAGACTTCTGGGTGATATTATTGTTGAAAATGATGGCCGTTTATCGGTGATATTGGAAGGCACACCGATTTCAGTCATTGGTTAGTGTTATTTGGGTGTGGCGTCTATTCTATCAAATGCTATCATGTGCTCCCAAAATCCGCCTTTTAAGTATGCTTCTATAGTTTTATCATTGTTATAACGGTATATTTGGTTATGTTCCTGAGATAAGGCAAATTCAACTTGTCTTGCATTTAGATTTTTGTTGATTTTTGCTATTGTTTTTCTTCCTCCAACTTTGCGTATATGCCCACTAATTTTTTTATAATATATTACTTCTGGCCACTTAGGCTTTGTTGCCTTATTTAGCTCCATATCTTATTTTTGAGAGGGTGGCATTAGATAAGTAATGATAATAAATATCAACATTTTAAGAATTCTTCTAAGCGATCCCATTTTCGATTTAATAACTTGTATTTGTATGTTATTAATATTTTGTATAGTTTTATAGCGTCAGATCCAGCAATTTCGTATGCGGCATAATACTTTGATCTTGGTTTTGTATAGATTTTGCGTGGTGGAATATTAAATTGTGTTATGCGTTCTCTAAGCCATTCAATTAGTACTTGAGACCCACTGCATATTCTGACACGTGGAACTTTGCGTATTGTTTTGCGTGATTTTAGATTTAAGATGCCAATTGATCCATCTCCTTCTATGAATCCTATGAGAAATTGGCAAAATTGATCGTCAGATAAATGCTGTAGGTTTGATGTAATCTTGAATTCATATGTTTTGTTTGGAATTAAACCCCATGTTTCTAATTCCATGGCGACATGACGTGGAATCGATAAGTCTAATCTATTACAATTATTTTTCTTAACAACATGTATTTTTTGTTGCGGATAGATAATATCTCTAAAGAATTCTAAAATATGATTGTCATTTCTGTGGACTGTTAATATTGCTGATACTCCTCTATTGCGGTTATCTCGGCGTTTGTGATATATGCAACCATCAGCCAACATCCATCCAAGCCAGTAGAAAAACAGTTGTTGTTTAACATCAATAAAAGACCAGTCGCCTTTATTTTGTGGTGCTGTAATGGTGTTTATGCCATTTCTTTTTAATAATTCTGACATTCCCGTAATTGAATATCCATGTTCAGAAGCTAGTTTTGTAACGGAGATTCCTTCATTGAATTGCTTAAGTATTTTATCTAAAGAACCGGTTTTAATATGCGAGGAAGAATTGGATCTACATGATACTCCCATTTTGTGTAAGTGCTTATAAATGACTGGTGGTGTAACATGTGAAAGGCGTGCTATGGCATACGCTGACAATCCATTATTGTATGCTTCTATCCACTCGGCTTTATTCATATACCATTTTTGATGGAGGTGTGTTACATGGGAAACGGATTTCAAATATGCATAGAAGGTTGTGATGGCAGTGGCAAAAGTGCAATAGTAATTGAATTGGCAAAATGGATAGCCAATGAGATTGGTATTAAGACAATCAATACTAGACACCCTGGATCTACCTTGCTTGGTGCAGAGTTACGACGAATCATAGCTGATCGAGAACTTGGTGTTGATCATCAAGCGCGAGCTTTGTTATTTGCTGCGGATAATGCAGCATATATTTCAACAATTTTGATACCAAAAATGAAAGACGATTATTGTGTGGTTGCAGATCGCAACAATTTTATAAGTAGCTTCGCTTATCAAATTGCTGATGGGTGTTCATTAGATATTCTTAAAAAAATTCATAGTGCTACTTACAATCTTGATTTGGTACCAAAAATAGACATTCTGTTTATTCTTCGTGTATCTTATGAGACTGCCGTAAATAGACGAGAAGAAAGATCGTCAATTGAAAAGGCTGAACATTTTGAGAAAAAAATGATGTCTCATAGTTTTTTTAATAGGGTTTCTTGTGCTTATGATGATTTACCGAACCACTTAGAATGGCTTTTAAAATTTGTTAAGGCTAAAGGTGATACCCCACATATTGTGTATATTGATGCTAATAGAACATTTGATATTGTGTTGCATGATGTTAAAGAGGCAATTAGACCATTATTGAAGAACTTAATAAACACGGGACGGCCTGATGGCAGCTGAAATTTTAGGTAAAATCAATAAAGAGTTATCAGAAGAAAACTCTAAGTTACAAAACAGAAATGATAAACTTGAGATAGAAAATGAAGAATTGAGAATCTTATTGGCAGAGTTTGGTGATGGTAAAGTCATACCATTAACTAAAACAGATCCTGTCAGGCAGATTGCAGCCCTAAGACATAGAATAAAATCTCTTGAAGATAGACTTTCGAAATATGAAAGTGTTACTGCCACTGAAAAATATGGCAGTATTAAGAATCATCATCTAACAGATTTAATTAATAGAATCAATAAACGTAAAGAAGAAGTATTGAATTCAAAATCAGAGCCAGAACTGGAATTTGAGCTAAATCGAGAAGATGAGGTTACAGCAGAACCCAAAGAAGAGACGAATTCTTATAGGCCACAAGATGCCACTCAGAAAATTGATCGACCACTTGAACCGAAAAGAAGGATGAAAGCGGAAGAAGTGTTAGATATTATTTGTGACTTTGTTGATGGGAAAAAGCCAATGCACCGTGCGCAGATAATGGATGGGACTGGGCTGTCAGAAAGTCAAGTTAGTAAGACCATAAATAAGTACCCAGATTTATTTAATGGTGAAAAAGATCCTAAGAATCGAAGGAGAATATTATATAAATACGTAGGCCCAGCATCTTAATAGAATGCTTGGTTCAAATATATTACAAGAACCAAGGAGAATAATATGGCTAATATTGGACAAATGGTTGGTAACTCGATCAATGCTTTACCGCTTGATCGCATGTTTAAAGCCCCAGCTTTGGCCATGGCCGATACTCAGAAGCAATTGTCTTATAATTATATGGAATGGGTCAAGGCAGTTGGTCTTGATGAAAATGGCAATGTTGTGATGGGCACTGCTGAATATGACGAAGATATAGTTGATGAGCAAGGTAATGTCACAAATACTGTTAAAAAGAAACTGGCTGTCCCTTTACTTTCCATTTTGACTCATCCTAATGTTAATGTTCAAGAGGGTAGTGTTGAATTTGAAATGACTATCCAATCTTCTGAAGAATCTACTTCAGAATCTGAAGCAGAGGGTAGTTTTCAAGCTAAAGCTGGCTGGGGTCCGTTCTCAGTTAAGATTTCTGGTCGTGCTAGTCATAAGTCTTCTCAGACACGTAAAACTGATACTCGCGCTCGTTATGCTGTTAATATGAAGATCGCTAAAGATGATGCCCCAGAAGGTATGATGCAATTTATGGAAATGATTCAACAGG